TGTTAGAGAGGTTATAACCTAATGCCAAGAAGTTTATCAACTGCTTTACAAAATCAAGTATCAGCTTCAGCTACTAAAACAGCTTTTCTAGTAGAGCTTGATTTATCATCAACAGTCAGATTGACAGATTATTACACTAATGTTGTTTTTGATTCTAATACTTATGAAGCAGGTGGTTCTTTTCTTACTGTAGATGCAACTGCTGAAACAGGACAATTACAAGTAGATGAAGTAAATATAGCTTTTTCTAATATAACAGATCAGGTTAGATCACTAGTACAATCAGGTGCATTTACAGATAAAGAGGTTGAAATACACTTAGCTTATTTTGATACAAACGAAAGTATTGTAGGAGCTATAAATTATTTTACTGGTAATATTAGAAATGTATCTATAAAAGAAAATATAGATGATTCTACTCTAACTCTTGTTGTTGCTTCACATTGGTCAAATTGGAATTTAACGAAAGGTAGGCATTTTTCAGATGAATCACAACAAGCATTTAGTAGTGGTGATAAAGGTATGGAGTTCGCTACACAAGTCAAAGAAGATGTTAGGTGGGGTGCTTAGTGGGTTTACTTAGTGGTATTAAATGGTTTGTTGCAGCAGTAAAAGCATCCAAGGCTTTTAAGGCTATAAAAATAATTGGTGCTATTGTAACGCTTACTGTTGGCGTGAAGGGTTTTATGATGGCAAGGCAAATGTTGGCAAAAGGTCAGGATATACTTGCAAATAAAACATCTGCTGGTGGCAAAATTCCAATCATATATGGTACTAGAAGAGTTGGTACACAAATTATCTATATGGACACAAGTGCAAATGATTCAAGAGACTTATATGTTGTTTATGCTTTAGCTGTAGGTGAATGTGAAGAAATTATTGGAAGATCGATAGAGCTTGATGGCAATCCATTGACTGATTCTGCTAGATTTAGAAATGGTGGTTATATAGGTACAGATAAAATAAGTTCAGGCAATGGTTCATTAAATTCAGTTTCACAAAATGGTACTAATAGTTTGAATCTTGCAGGTGGTACTTTTGGGACAAGTCCTACTGCTAAATATAGATATGTTATGAATCTACATCATGGAGCAGCTACGCAAACTGCTGATCCTATGCTTGTTGCTTCTATGCCAAACTGGACTTCAGCACATAAGTTAAATGGCGTTTGTTATATAGCTGCTCATTATGGTTTTGATAAAGAGGGTATGTGGTCAGGAGTACCACAATTAACAGTACAAGTTAAAGGCAAAAAAGTTTTTGATCCTAGGGATGCTTCTCAAACATTTGGAAATGTATCAACCTATAAATGGTCTGATAATCCAGCTTTATGTTTTTTAGATTACATAACAAATGATGAATATGGTAAAGGTTTACCTATTGCTAAAGTAAATACATCAACATTTACTACTGCTGCAAATACTGCTGATACTTTAGTTGATCCCCCATTTCATAATGGCTCATCACAATCAATAACATGGAGTGGTGCTAATGGTAATGACTTTATTAGTGTCTTAGGTGCTAACGCTAATAGAGATTGGTTTCAAAATAAAATCGGAGAGCATATAACTCTAGTTAATTCTTCAGGTTCTACAATCTTAAATGATGTTAATATCAAAGATGTTAGAAGAGATGAATTTTATGATGCTAGTGAAGTTTACAATGTTTTTGTAGATGAAACATTAGATGCAGATTATTCTTCTAATACAGGTACATATTTACTAAAGGTAAAAAGATTTCATTGTAATGGTGTAATAGATGCTAATAAAAATGTTATGGACAATGCAAAAGAATTACTTGCTAATATGCGAGGTATTTTTTTATATGTTGATGGTAAATATGAGCTAGAGATTGAAGATACAGGTTCTTCAACATTTTCAATAACAGACGATCATGTTATAGCAGAAGCAGGTATTGCAGTTGATTATGGAAATAAGGATCAAAGAGCTAATAAAGTAATAGTTGAATTTTTTAATGCTAATAAAAAATATGAATTAGATACAGCAACAGTTTTACATTCAGCTACAACAGATGCTAGTGATTTTACTTCAGATGATGGTGGTGAAGAATTAGAAGTAAAAGCAGAGTTTCCTCTTATAACTGATCCATATATTGCTCATAATATGGGTAAAGCAATTCTTACAAGAAGCAGAAATCAAACTACTATACAGTTTTTAGGTACTCCTGAAATGTATAAACTTAATGTTGGAGATATTGTAGATTTTACTTATGCTGGTTTAGGATTTAGTAGTAAGGTGTGTAGAGTTGAAGCATTAGAGCTTCAGTCAGATGGTTTGGTATCTGTAAGTCTTATTGAATATTTTGATGTATATACTTGGGAAGTACCAGCACAAGAACCATTAGAAGAACTAGCAAATTTACCATCTGCTTTCGCAGTAAAAGCACCTACAGGTTTATCATTTACTGATACTGACTCTAGCTCTACAGGTCGACCTTTTTTAAGTTGGAATGAGCCAACAGATTTTCCTGATTATCAGTATAGAGTAAATGTTGTAGATTCTTCAGGTAATCAAGTCGTAAACAAAATTGTTGATGTAACGAATTGTGATTTAATATTTGTTCCTAAAGATACAAACTATGTAGCAAGTGTAAGCTCTTTAAATGTTTTAGGTTCAGAATCTTCACCAGCTACACTTACATTTACTATTGGTCAAGAACCAGTAGTTACAGGGGATGTAAGAGATGCAGCTATTATTACCGATAAAATAAATGATGGTGCAATAACAACAGTTAAAATAGGCGATGCACAAATAACAAATGCAAAAATTAATGATTTAAGTGCTGAAAAAATAAATGCTGGTACTATAGCTACAGCAAGACTAAATGTTTCAGATATTATCAGTACAGGTAATATTATCGTACAAAATGATAACATTTCTGATCTTACTAATAATTCAGGTTTTGTAGATGCTTCAGGAGCAGCTTCAGCAGCACCAGTTCAATCAGTTGCAGGTGGTACAGGAGCAGTATCAGCATCAACAATAATCTCTGCAGGTAATATAGTAGTACAAGGTGACAACATTTCTGATCTTACTAATGATTCTTCTTTTATTAATGGCGGTCAAGTTAATTCGAATGTTACAGCTATTAGTGGTGGTGCTATAACGACTGGTACTGTAGCAGCAGCTAGAATAGATGTATCAGGTGTAATTAGTGCTGGTGGCATAATTGTAAGTTCAAATCTTACAGATGGATCAACCTCTATATCAGGAAGTAATATAGATACTGGTACAATTAATGCAAACAGATTGCAGATTGATGATGTTACTATTGATACAGATGGTAGTGGTAATTTAATAATTAAATCAGGTGGAGTAGGTACAACACAAATAGCAGATGATGCTGTTACAGATGCAAAGGTATCTAATTTAAGTGCTAACAGTATAACTACTGATACTTTAGATTCTGCAAGAATTAATGTTGATACTTTAGATGTAAAACACTTTGCAAATGTTTCAGCAGATATAGTTTCACATACAGGATCAACAGTTCCTTTATCAGTTTTTGGAAGTGCTTTTCAAAGAGCTTCTACAGACTTTAAACAGCAAACACAAACTACAGGTAATTTTTTACCATTATCAGTTAGTAATGTTAGAAACAACGCAAAGTATCAAGCTATATTTACAGGTGTTCTTGGTGATAATACAGGTATATTTGTAGAATATTCTGTTGATGGTGGCACTACTTTTATACAAGCAGCAGGTGGTATTCAAGATATAGACATGGATGCAGGAACATTTAGAACTTATGTTTTTGTTTATAGTGGCGATATAACAGGATTAGGATCAAGTGCGACAACTGTAAACTGGCGTGTTAGATTTGTAACAAAACATAGAAGCACATATTTAAGTTTATATGTTTTTATAGATAATACACAATGATGAAATATACAGATTACACAATATATAAAACAGCAACAGGTGATATTGTTTCTAATGGAACAACTAATTCTGAACTTAATTTGTTAATACTAAACAATGACGAGTCTGTAATTGAAGGTATTTACAAGATTGATGAATATAAAATCATAAACAATGAACCTATAGAACAGATTGTTGATTTTTGGATTAATGTAAGAAACGCAAGAAATAGATTATTACTTGAATGTGATTGGACACAATTAGAAGATGTACCTGAAACATTTAAAATTAAATATAAACAATATAGACAAGAATTAAGAGATTTACCACAAACATACAATCAAGCAGATAAAATTGATGATGTAATATTTCCATCAATACCTGAATGATTTAATATATACAAGAGGATTAGAATATGGCTCAACACGATTACAACATAGCTAACCAAACAGGTGCAAACTTTAGAGCAGACTTAAACAATGCTTTAAATGCTATTGCAACTAATAATAGTGGAGATAACGAACCATCAACTACATTTGCTTATGAGTGGTGGATTGACACTACAAACGATGTGCTTAAATTAAGAAACACAAGTAACAATGCTTGGATAACAATGCCATTTAGCATTAATGCTGATAATACTGTAGATATAAATGCTGGTACTGTTAATGGTATAACATCATTTAGTTTTAGTTCAGGATCAACAGTAACAGCAATACTAGATGAAGATAATTTAAGCAGCAACTCTGCAACTGCATTAGCAACTCAACAATCAATAAAGGCGTATGTTGATAGTCAGGTAACAGCACAAGACCTAGATATATCAGATGGTTCTTCTACTATTGCTATTGATCTTGATTCAGAAACTTTATCACTATTAGGTGGTACAGGTGTTACATCAACAGCTTCAGGTAATGGTGTTACTTTTGCAATAGGACAACCTGTAGGCACTTCAGATAATGTAGTATTTAATCAAGTAACAGCTTCATTAGTTGGTAATGCTTCTACTGCAACTGCTCTAGCTACAGCTAGAACAATATCAGGAGTATCTTTTGATGGAACTGCAAACATAACTTTAGATACAGATGATATAGGTGAAGGTTCTAGTAATCTATATTTTACAAATGCTAGAGTTGACTCTAGGTTTGATACAAGACTTGCAACTAAAACAACAGATAATTTAACTGAAGGATCAAGTAATAAATACTTTACAAATGAAAGGGTAGACGATCAAGTAAATGCTTTACTAACAGCAGGTGCAAATATAAGTCTTACTTATGATGATGCTGCTGGGACACTTACAATAGCTAATACAAATAGTGCTGATATAACTTCAGTTGTAGCAGGAGATGGTTTAACAGGTGGTGGAACTTCAGGCGATGTTACATTAGCTGTAGGTGTAGATGATTCCTCTATAGAAATTAATTCAGATGCACTAAGAGTAAAAGCTAGTGGTGTAACAAATGCTATGTTAGCTGGTTCTATTGCAAATGCTAAATTAGCTAATTCAAGTGTAACTGTAAATTCACAAGCAATATCATTAGGTGGATCACATACATTTGATACAGATGATATTGGTGAGGGTAGCTCAAATCTTTACTATACAGATACAAGAACTAACTCTGCTATAGATGCTAGAGTAACTAACACATTTATAAATAATTTATCAGGTGTTGTAGCAGATACATCAACAGCTTTAGCTAATGCAAGATCAATAGCAATAGCTGGTGATGTTGTAGGTTCAGCTTCTTTTGATGGTTCTTCTGATATATCTATATCAGCAACTATACAAGCTAATTCAGTTGCATTAGGAACTGATACAACAGGTAACTATGTACAATCTATAACTGGTACTGCTAACAAAATTTCTGTATCAGGATCAGGTAGCGAGTCAGCAGATGTAACACTAACTTTGCCTTCAGATGTGCAAATAGCAAATGATTTAACTGTAGCTGGTGATTTAACAGTAAATGGTGATCTTACCTATTTAGATACAACTAATTTAAAAATAGAAGATAACTTATTTGAATTAAATGCAAATCTAACTGGTTCACCAGTAAATGATTCAGGTATGTTAATCAATAGAGGTAATCAAAATAATGCAATATTTATGTGGGATGAATCTTCTGATAAGTTTGCAATAGGATTAACAACAGCAGATGGAACTACAACAGGTAATATAACTTTAGCTTCTACAAGCACATTAGTTGCAAATCTTGAAGGTAATGTTACAGGTACAGTTTCATCTATAAGCAATCATTCAACTTCTGATCTTAGTGAGGGCACAAACCTTTATTACACGGATGCTAGATTTGATACAAGACTTGGTACAAAGACTACAGATAATCTAACTGAAGGTTCTAACAACCTTTATATGACTACTGAAAGGGTGCAAGACATAGTTGGTGGTATGGTTACAGGTAATACTGAAACAGGTATTACAGTAACTTATGATGATTCAGATGGTACTTTGGATTTTGTAGTTGGTACTCTTAATCAAGATACAACAGGTAATGCAGCAACAGCTACTACAGCAGGAACAGTTACAACAGCAGCACAACCTAATATTACAAGTCTTGGAACTCTTACAACACTTACAGTAGATGATATAACTATAAATGGTTCTACTATTTCTGATAGTGGTGATTTAACTTTTGATTTAGGTGGCAACTTACTAGTAGATGTAGATGGTGGAATTGTTAGATATTATGATGATGGAACTGAATTTGCTCAATTCAAATCTAATTCTCAAGATGTACAAATTATAAGTATTGTTCAAGATAAAGATATTATTTTTAGAGGTAATGATGGTGGTTCGTTTTTTAATGCCCTTACTCTTGATATGTCAGATGCAGGGACAGCTATATTTAATAACAAAGTTGGAATTGGAACTGATAGTCCAAGTTATCCACTTACTATTCATAGTACAGGAGATGGAATTAAATTTGAAGTTAGTGATACAGTAGATGCTAATTATAGAATACAAGTAAGCGGTAATGACATTCTTACTGGTTCTTCTACAGCTAGTGATTTAATTTTTCAAACTGGCAATATAGAAAGAGCCCGTATTGATACTTCAGGCAACTTGTTGGTGGGTAAGACTGCTTTAGATAATTCTACTGTTGGTATTCGTATGAACTCTACAGGCGATGCTTCTTTTGTTTCAGATGGTAATAGACCATTAGTTTTAAATAGAAAAACATCCGATGGAGATATAGCATTATTTTTAAAAGACGGCACTACAGTTGGAAGTATTGGTACTGCTAGTAGTATTATGTATATTGGTACTGGTGATGTTGGTATAAGAACCAACGCCATTAGTGATACCATAGAGCCTTTTAATACTTCTAATACCAATGTTAGAGATGCACTAATTGATTTAGGTTCTTCAGGAGCAAGATTCAAAGACCTCTACCTTTCAGGAACAGCAAGAACAAACCAACTTAGACTTCAAGATAGTGGTTCTACATCTTCAGGACTTTTTCATGAAAAAGATGTAACAGGTTCAGGAACATCAACGAATTTATCAGTTTTTGCAGAATCAGGTAAAGAAATTAACTTTATGACCAATGGTAGTGTCACTAAAGCTATGACTATTGATAGTTCAGGCAACGTTGGAATTGGAACGACTAGTCCAGTAACTTCACTATCTTTAGGAAGTGGCTCTACTGGAATGTCATTTAAGTCAAGTAATACATCTTTTAATAGTGGAAAAATTGCAGTTATAAAACAATCTGAGGTTGGTTCAGGAAATGGACATTTAATTTTTGAAACTTATGAAGGTGGTTCAGGTGGTGGAGAAAAACTTAGAATAACTAATGCAGGAAATGTTGGAATTGGAACTAGTAGTCCTTCTTCTTATTATTCAGGTGCAGATAATTTAGTTGTACATCAATCAAGTGGTGAAGCAGGTATGACTATTGCTACAGCAAATAATACAACAGGTGCTTTATATTTTGCAGATGGTACAACTGGTTCACAAGCCTATCAAGGTGGTATAGCTTACTCGCATGGAGCTGAAATTTTAAATTTAGTTTCAGGTGGAGCAACTAAAGTGACTATTGATAGTTCAGGCAAGGTTGGAATTGGAGAAACTTCGCCATCTAAATTATTACATATAACTAGCAATACTAACTATGAAGGTATGCTTATTAAAGGTGCTGGTCATAAACAATTAACAATAGAAAGTACACAAAGTTCTAAGCAATCTCTGGTAACTTTTACAACTGCTAGTCAAAATATGAGTATTGGTTTAGAAACTGATGATTCGTTTATATTTCATAGTGGAACTGCTAGTGCAGAAAGAATTCGTATTACAAGTAAAGGTAATTTGCAGTTAGCTTTGGGAAGTCCATTACAAGCAACTGCAGATGGTAGAGCAACAAATGTATCAGTTGGTGAAAGTTTTGTAACAATTTTAGATTTTTCAACAGTAGGTGGAACTAATGCTGGTAGAGGTTTTTATTTGGTAACAGTAGTAAGAGAAGGTGCGAGTGTTGGTACATCTATAACATTACAAGTAGGTGTATCATCAAGTGGTCTTGTAGTTATTTATGACACTATACAAGCTAATGGCTTATCAGCACAAGCATCAAATGCACAAATACAAGTCAAACATTTATCTGCAGGTTCTGTAATCTGTCACGCTACAGCAATACCAATGTCAATAACAGGTACAGATTAAAAATAGGAGAAATTTATGGCAGTAACAATACAAGAAGCACAAGCAGTACAATCAGTTTTTGTGCAACGAGAATATCATTATAAAAAAATAGCTGATAAATATATGTCTTTATATCAACTCGGAAAATGCACCAAAGAAGAATGGGAAGCAAAACGACAAGAAGTAAAAGATATGCTTCCTTATCCTAGTGGTGTAGATAAAAAAGAAGCTTTAGATAAAATTGTTGAATTAACAGGCTGGTCATACAGCATATAAAAAGGAAAATAAATATGGCAAATTGGAATTGTAAAACTGTAGATTATTATAATCATGAACACGATGGACATGAGCAAGTGATCTACAATGTGCATTGGAGAGTGAAAAAAGAAGATGAAGAATATTCTGCATCATCTTATGGAACTCAAACTTTAAATACAGAAGATATACAGGACTTTAAACCCTTTGATGAAATCACTTCTGAAATAGTAGAGGGTTGGGTTAAAGCTGCTATTGGTGAAGAAGAAGTATCTAATATTGAATCTAACTTAGATCAACAAATAGAAGCTGAAAAAAATCCAACATCTATAACTGTAACTTTAGATAACTGATATACTAATTTTTTAACTACTTATAAGGAGAGTAAATATGAGTAAAGAAAAAAAAGAAGTACCATTTTTAATACATGATGGTAACGAATATAAACAAGAAGATTTGACTGAAGAACAAATTTCATGGGCATTAAAAATTAGAATGTGTAATGAAAGTTTAGGTAATCTTCAAAACGCATACAATGAATATATGTTAAAACAAGACTATAAGAATATGTGCGTAAAAGGTTTTGAAGAAACCTTAGAACAAAAAAAGGATAAAAAAGAAAAATAATGGCTAGAAAAACTGCTAATGATGTTGCTGCTGATCTTAGAGTACATGAAAAAATGTGCATGGAAAGATGGCATACGATTTTTAAAAAAACTGATAGCTTACAAGAGTCAGTTAATAGTATGAAGTTATGGTTATTGGGTGGTCTTACAACTATTGTTGCATCTTTGATTACTTTGATTGTTAAAACAGCTATGTAATATGCTAGAAAAACTAATTGATCCTATCAGCAATATTCTTGATAAGTTTGTTGCTGATAAGGATTTAAAACAAAAACTAGAACACGAACTCAAAACAGAACTTCATAGAGCTAATATGGCTCAAATAGAAGTTAATAAAGAACAGGCAAAACATTCATCATTATTTGTATCAGGTGCTAGACCTGCGATAATGTGGGTATGTTGTCTTGGATTGTTTTGGTCATTTTTTCTTGCACCTTTTTTAAACTGGGTAATAGTTATAAGTGGTTCTAGTGTATCTTTACCAGCAATACAAACAGAAGGTTTACTAACTTTAACGCTATCATTACTAGGTCTTGGTGGCTATAGATCATTTGAAAAGTTTAAAGGAGTTGCTAGAAATAGCTTAAACGAATAATGATCGATGGCTACAATCAAATATTTCAAGACAAGATAGTTGAGATGTTGAAAAGACATGAAGGGTTAAAAATTTTTCCTTATCATTGTTCACAAAACAAACTTACGCTAGG